ACCACCGAGAATCGCAGCTTCTGCAACGAGAGGATACTGACGTCCTGCATTTTTAGTAATAGCCATGATCAGTCCTCCTTAGTCTGCTACGTAAGTAACGAACACGCCATGATCTTGCACGGTGTTACCTGCGTAAATGTTGTTGAATTGCGGTTTCAGGAATCCAAGCGTTTTGCCTACAGCGATACCAGGTTGGTTGCCATAGTCAAAATACTTCTCGTCCCAATACGGAGCGCCAAGATCAGCGAACGCAAGGGCCTGAGCACCACACATGATGACCGCAGAACCAGGAACTGCACCGCCGCCCCAAGTGGCGCTATGCGGAACATGCCGGAATTCGTGCAGTACCATACCGTCTACCGTTACACCGCCGCCTTTGAACAACTTGTCGTTCATGCCAGAGGAAGTAGTGTGCCGCAGATTCAGCATGTAATCGTTATCCATCTTCAGGTTCGCCATACACGTCGGCGTCATGAAGACGTGGAACAACTCGTCCATCCCACCCTGTGGGCGCAAACCACGGATATAACCGTTCTTCGCGGCCTGACGCATACGAACCAGGGTTTCCCAGGTAATAACGTCAGTCGTAGCAAGCGCAGAGTTGCCAGTACCTATTTTGAGGGTATTTGCGGTATCTACGTCCCACTGAGCATAACGCGCAGAAGTCGGAGCCGTTACATCAGCAGCGAACTCCAGATTCTGGAGATCGGAACCTACACGGGTTGAACCATCGGGGTTAAGGGAGTAAGCGAAACCACCAAGCGTCAAGAAAGCCATTTGGTCGATACGATCAGCGAGCCAATAAGCGAGCAAGTCACGGCTGTTTTCGCGGAAGCTTACGATAGACTTCTGATCTGCGATACGACCTTCGTGCCGGTTAGCGTGACGAAGCTGGTCAATGCGGATAACCTGTTCGGTTGTCTGCATCGCCTCTTCGTTACCTTCCAGCGCTCGATCACCTGCGACACCGTCGCCGGTCAGATCAGCCAAGAGCGTGATAACTGCTCTTGCACCCTTTTCCGACTTTTTCAGCTCGGTAATACGCTGAACCATCGAATTAGGGCCAGTCCCCGTAAACTGATTCAAAAATGATAAGTTGCGGGCGTGCTTCCAAAGATCCATCTGCCAAGCAGTTTTGGCTTCGTTGGTCAACGCCGCAAAGTTTGTAAGAGCCATTAGGCATCTCCTTTGCATCAGTTAAGAGGAAAACGTTTTGTTAGTTCTCGCACCAACGAAGCGGAAGCAACTGTAAGGTAGCTGAGTCCAAGTTCACTATCGCAGAACTTCGCGAGCTTTGATCATAACCCATAAAAGTAGGCCCCGTAAAGGGGCCTAGCTTCTTGATCTATTTACAACTAATTCTTGGGGATTTCGAAATGGAAACTCAGCTGTTCTGGCTCGGTGTTAAACAACATTTCTACTTGTCGTTCCGGCCCTTCAGCTGCGATTTGCTTCTGTATAAGGTCGTTAAATGCCGTTTTCATTTCGTCGGGGAAAAGTATCTTGTTACTACTAAATGAGAAGTTCATGAACTTGCCTCCTTTTCGGTCATAGTGTCCCCGCGTAAGTTACTTAACTGAGTATCTGTCAGCTTGGAAAACTGTTCGGGGGTCATCTTGGTTACATCGGGTAATCCGTCGCCTGTGCCTACCTTGTCAGTATCTCGCCCTTTATCTGTTATATCAGGGGGCGATTGTCTTGCTACGTCCGCTACTTTCTTGCGCGCCGTTACCTGGCGCTTAGTACGCATGACATCGGGGTCTATGCTTGCAGGCGGTGCTGCCTCTTCCCGAACAACGTACTTAACCGCTTTGTTCAAAGCAGCCACGGCGTTCCAACCTTTCGCCTCGAACGCGCTCATCAAATCCGCCACTTCCGACGCTACGTCTGCGCTGAAATCTTCGGAATCCGGATTAATGACGGGGAACTTAATTTCATATTCCGCCAATTGACGGTCGAAGCGCATACTTTCGATGGCCTGCTTACTGGCCAACGTACTACGCTGCTCCAGACGGACATCGAACATATCGTTCTGCTTCTGCCGCCACTGTTTGCGCACGGCGCTGGCTTTCTCCAGCTCGCCTTCCATCAACAGCTCGGCGTACTTGGAATCCAGATCATCCAGCTCCTGCTCCATCGCGCTGACGTCTTCCGTTACGGTGTCGCTTTTTTTCCGTTCTTCCGCCGCGGTGAGGCGACGCTGCAGTTCTTCTTCGCGCTGCCGCGCTTTATGCAGAGCTTCGTCTAGCCGCCCTTTCGGCACCATGATGGCATCGTCAGGTTTCGCCCCAGGTTCTTCTACTTCTTCCTCTACTTCTTCGGATGCAGAAACGTCTGAACTCTCGTCCACCACGTCATCGTCAGCAGATCCTTCTCCATCTGCTTCTGCCACTTCTTCATCTGCTGCTGCTCCAGCTTCTGAAATGTCATCGTCATCTTCGGCTCCTGCGACAAAATCACCGCGATTTCTTCGCAGTTCTTCTTGGCTTATTTCCTTGTCCGGCATTGGCTTTTTCCTGTTTAGGTGGGTTGGCTCGTAGCTCCATTTCCTTGAGCTTTAGTTTAACCATAGCGTCCGTATCGGTCTGATACTTCGCTTTGGACAAATCGGCTTGAACGCGGAGCTGTACATCGGGGCTAATGGGTCGCTGCATGTTGATCATATCCTGCTGAGCTTTGACCCGCTTGCTCGCCGTATCCGCTTCGTCGCGTCCTGCACCAGCGTTTATCTGGCGAATTTCCGCCTGCCGTTGCTGCTGATCCATCTGACGCGCGGCTTGCGCCTCAGGACCATTGTTCTGGGATTCGATGGCTTCAACAACCATGTTTTTATCAGCTAGTCGGCTCGTTTGTATGAATACTGAATCGGGGATTTTGATCCCCAGTTCTTTACGCAATTCAACCATCTGCGCGAAAGTACTGTCTTCCAGTGTATCCCTTTCAGGCTGTGATGTCACTACAATGTCGTACTCGCCCAAAGTGAGGTCATTTTTGATTTCTCCCTCTGGAGTAACCTCATTAACCTTGAATTCTTCCGACTGGCGACGCAAAGGATCTGTGGTAATAAACATCATCCGTTCTTCGGTGTAATACGTCTGCACCAGGTCGAGCAACGCCCGTGCCAGCAAGTGGTCGGTGCGCTCCAGATTATCCTGTACCGCAGCGTAATTCCCTGCCGCCGACGCTTTATTTTCTTTCAGCGCTTTCGCAGACACGTCTTCGCGAGCGTTCCCAAACGAATAATCCGACTGCATCGAAATCGTTTTGATGTGTTCTTCCGCTTTCCACGAAATGCGTTCCAAACCTGAAGGTACCTGGTTCGGTAAGATCTTTTGCGCGTCATCGACGTCATCCAGCTCCAGCACCAACCCAGTCATAGCACCGCGAGCTTCCAACTCCGCTATGTTCATGTTCTGTAGCGAACCGGCCTTGATCTTCCAACCGCTGTTCGCCGTCGTATTCACAACGTGCAGTTCTTGCGAGGTGACCTTGTTCAGGAGTTCCTGGGGATCCAGCAAACTTTCTACGGTGCCGATTGTCGCGCCGCGACGGAAGTAGGGGAAGAAGGGTATAACCGTGAAATGTTTGTAGGGAGACCAGTCGTCGTGCAGGATGTTGTTCCCCGCCGCTACGGTCCAGCGGATCCGCGGCATGGTACGGGTAATAACCGTGTAGTCCGGATTCTGGCCCAGGAACAAGGATATGTTGTTGCGATCCAGGTTATCTGGGATCTCGCGAATTTCGCCGGTCGGAATGTGGACAAAATGCTCGCGCCGGTCCAACCTCTTCCACTGACGCTCCAATACGCGGACCGCGCGTACGATAGGCTGCGACGCGGGGTCCATCGTCCAAAATACCTCGTTCGACGGATCACCGAACTGATCCCGCTCCCAATCTTGCTCGTCGTAAGAGTACGGCATGAGCTGCGAGCTTGAGGCTTCGAGCTCCTTACGCCACTTCTTGCCGTACATAGCCTCAACTTCGTCGAGCGTCAGCCACTTGGTCAGAATGACGTCATTCCACTCGTCGGGGTCATAAGATGATGCATCCCCGTCAATCAACACGTTTTTAGGATTCAGCGAACGAATCCGCGCTTCACCTTGCAGAGAATCGGAAAACGCCAGTCGAACGTCGAAAAACCCACGTCCGCCGATCAACCCGTCCCAGTACATGTCCGTACGCTTCCACGGCAGCATGTTGTTATCCGCGATCTGCATGAACACCCGAGTCAGCGCTGCTGCGGTGTCCTCGGAAGCGCCGTTTCTACGGGGGCGAAAACTGACTTCTGTACGATTCCGAATCTGATCCCCGACGATATTCGCGAGCGTTGGCAAGATCTTGTTGATCGTCAGCGACGGTCGCTGCTGTTCGTGCAGTAGATCCAGATCTTCGCGCGGCCATTGATGGCCTGCGACGAAGTCTTCGCAGCGTTTGGCCTTTTTTACATACTTAAGATGACCATTGTCCCGCAAAAATTGATAACGCCACCATAAATCCAGAGCTAACTGCGTATTATCTGCCATGTCTATTCCTTATCGCCGT